TCTAAATATATAACGTATAAATAATGACAATAAACAAAATATACAATACTATTTTCTTATAGTAAACAAACCTACTATAAGTTTTTCTTATCTTGCTTTAAAGTAGGCTAATGCAACCTCGTAGGCTTTTGATAGTTTTAAGAACTGGCTTGGCGTATTAGGTTCGCTTATTCTTATATTAAAACCTTTTCTAACTTTAATATAGTGTTGAACCAAATGAATCATATCTTGGTTTGTCATCGTATTGCGTATTTTCCCCTGCTAGGGTTTTGTAGTTGATAGCTTACTGCGTATCTAATTGCGTCTATAATGTGGTTAAATTTATCTACAGGAGTGTTTGACTTTTTTTCTAACCAACTGTAATTGTTTAATTCTTTGATGAGGTTTATACTATCCTCGCTTACTATTAAGTCATAATCTTGTAGTAAGCTAATTCCATAAGTTATGCTTCCTTGTCCTTTTATAGCACCAGTGAGGTTGCATCCTTTTCCTTTCAATTCGTTTATCAATCTTGGTTCTGCTGAATCGCCAATGATTAAATTAGAACGAGCGTGTTTTAAATTTAGTTGCGCTATTTCGCTTGTTGTAAGGCTAGGTAAGTAAAAGCATTCCTTTAGATATATAACCTTATTAGAAACGTCTATATTGGTTTGTACGAGTGTTGTAGGGTCTGAACTGAATCCGTAATCTTGACCGTAAACAGAAACGCCTACTTCTTTGAACTCGCCTATCTTCCAATTACTAAAGATAACTCCCTCAGCTTTATTTAACCACCCACCGAGTATTTGATGTTGATACTTGTTCGGTCTTCGTTGTTTAATCGTTTCTATTTGTTGTAAGAAACTTTCCGATAGGTTTTCCTTATTATCTTCATAGGTCGTATGTATGTAAGTAACATTGTCTTTAGTTGTATTGCCTCCCTCTTGTATTCCTTTTGATTCAAAGAACCTATTATATATCCAATGCTCTTTTGTAGTTGGGTTCAATATAAGAATAACCCTATTTTGTTTGAGCATATTCCTAACAGACAAATCTATTTTATCAAATGTATCTTCATTGGTAAGTTCTTCGGCTTCATCTAAAACAAACGTTGTAACGCCTTGTAATGACTTTAAATTGGCTGTTTGGTCACCACTGGAGGTTTTGATACCTTTAAAGATTATCTTGCTTCCTGTACGCTTATTTACAATTTCATCTTTAGTAATATGAAAGTGCCCAAAGATATTAAGCAATTCTAACTTTTCAATAAATTCGGGTATAATAGAAACGTATGCAGAAGTAAGCGTGTAACGTGTAAACAATATAACGTGTCCAGCTTCGTATGTAAGCAAAACAAGTAATAAGGTTAATGTAAAAGATTTCCCCGAACCACGTCCACCAGTAACAATAAAATAACGACTATCAGATTCAGTAATTGGAGAATACTTTTTGTGTATCTCTATCATTTGAACTTAATCAAATCTTTGAAGTTTATATTTAAACCCTCGCTTGAATTTATATCAACCGATTCTTTTGGTTTACCGTATCTATAATTAAAATATAAAGTCATAGCACGTTGGTCGCCCTCTTTGATTTTCTTACCTAACATTTTTATAACCTCATCGCTATCAATTAAGTTATCCAGCTTTTCAATCAATTTAGATTCATCAGCTTTTTTAGGTCGTCCACCCTTGTTTCCTTTAGTACCCTTATTATTTATTCTTCCGTCCATAGTGTAGGTTTTCGTATTTTCTTTTATTCATTAATTTAATTATTTTGTATATTGTTAAGTCATCAATATCAAACCAATCGCCTCTAATTCTTTTATCTTCTATTATTATGTGAATTTCGTTTTCTACGTCGTAACAGTTCTCTATTGTTTCAATATATAATAATTCAAAGTTTATTTTGTGTGCGGTATATTGTGATAATCTTTTTTTTGGATTAGACGCTTGTGTAACACCAATTTTTACACTATCTCTATCTAAATCTTTAATTATATAAACATACCCAGTTGTTGAACAAAATTCATTTAAGTCTTTTTGTATTTTGATTTTTACCTTGTCATCTTTCAATAACTCGTGCATAAACTCATCTACATATTTTTTTAAAAGATTTGAAAAGCCACTTCCCTTTTTTCTTCCAGCACCTTTACGGCTTCCTCCTTTATTAAACCTTCTTCCGTCCATTCAGTATTATATTAGTTAACTAATTATATAACGTAATTATTTAGCGTTTTTGTACTCGTATCTTTCTTGTAGTGCGTTTATTTCGTCTAAATAGTGATTGACTAGTTTTTGATTGCCCTCGTCTTTATAGTAATCTAATTCGCCAATGAAGTAATTTAATACTTTGTCAAATGTTGTTTTTCTCATTGTATCTTATTTAAAATGTATTTCAATACTTCTATTTCTTGTTTGTGATGCTCTATTAGTGAATCGTGTTGTTCATCTGTTATAAAGCCTATTGCGTTTTGTTTGTCGCTCTCAGCTTGTTTAAGGTCTATCTTACGCATTGTAAGTAGTGCGTCTATTTTGTTTATTGCTCTTTGTTTCATTGTCTAAATATTATTGTTAAAGATATTCCAAGTATTTTATCAATTAGTTTTCTCATTTTGTTATTTTAAGGTAAATAAATCGTGTTATAAATATAAGATATATAATACCTACTATTGGATTGTCTATAAACGCAGCTACATCTCTAACTGTTTCCGTATATCCAAACGCTACAACAAGCCAAATGCCTATTGCAAGTGTAACTAACAAATGGATTATCTTTGCCAATACAAATGCTAATAACCCTGCCCAAAATCCTTTCTTCAATCCTTTACTCATCTTTTCTATCTTTTTATCTATTACTTTTATTTCGTTTTCTCTTACTATCATTAGTACGCATCTACTGAGTTAAACCCCCCGATAATTTCGCATTTATCTTCATACTTCCAACCCCAGCCCTTAATCATCAATTCAATGCGCTCCTTTGCTTCAGATTGTCTTTCTTTAGGTATTTTACTAACTAACTTATGAAGTGGCGTTACATCGTTGCTTTTGCGCTTTAATTGGTACGTTAGGTTGTCAATTTCTTTTTGTAGCTTTCTTATAACAGATATTTGTTGCACTGCGGTTTTTATTTCTACTTTAGGCATTGACTTAATAGGAAACATATCGTTTATTTTATCAAGGTCTTTATTTGCCCTGCAATAAACATCATACTCTTTTAATGAATGTACGATTGTTGCGTGATTTATTTTCTTTCCGTTTTGCTCAAAAATATCTTGTATTCCTCTTAATGTTAATCTGTGTTTATGTCTTAATATGTGGAAGAACACCGCTCTTATTTCTACATATTCTCTACGTCTTGTATTTTTAAATATGTTTAAACCAGTTAATTCGTTTAATTTATCAGCTACTTCTTGTGGATTCATAATTTATTTTTTTAATTCGTTTTTATATGCTTTCGCTGCTTCTTTTTCGTCTGTAAAGTACCCTAAATGTTTATTTTTACCTTTTATGTATATGTATGCCCTCCACTTCTTTATATTTTTGTTCCACGAAACTCCAACGTACTTTGATGAACCACGTACGGTATCTTTTACGGTATTTTCTCTATTTGAAATTAATTGTAAATTGTACAACTTATCATTTTCTTTATTATTGTCTATATGGTCTACCACTATTTTGTGACCGCAAGGTTTATGATTTAAAAAAGCCATTGCAGATAATTGGCTTATTAGACAGTTTGAAAATTTCTTACCGTTTTTACAAAGATTGACCCTATATCTCCCATTGTTATTTATGCTTTTTTTTAAAACCTTTAACTTATTAAATTTTAAACTCCTAACATTACCTAGATTGCTTACTTGATACATACCCTCAAAATCTGGTATATCTTTCCACACCTCTAAATTTAATCTACTTAATAGTTTTGCATTCATTCTGTTCTTAATTTTAATAAATGATAGCACTCTGCATATTTTTGTCGTGCCTTTTGTTTGTATTCTTGTCTAAATAATTCGTATAGCTTTTTAGTGTATTGGTATTTTGTTGTGCAACCCTCAAAGTATTTTTCGGCAAATCGTTTTCCTTTTCCTTTGAAGTAGTTTACATTATCTGCGGTATCGCCTACAATCATTTGCTCATAGAAGTTGTACATCGCCTCATCTTCTGAAATGTCTAATATCGTTTGATGCTTATAATGGTAGTTGTACATTAAACAAGGGAACTGTTTGTAGTCTTTGTCTATTGATACTATCATTACGTTATCTCTGCCAATTTCTTTGCTTAAATTATACCAGTAACGAGCAACAAGGTCGTCTGTTTCAATTCCCATTCCCCAAATAGATTCGTACTGTTCTTTAACGTATGCGTGTACATCGTGTAGTAATGGAGGTAGTTCTTGTTTTTTTCTGTTGGCTTTATATACTGGCGTGATTAGTTTTCTAAAGTTCCCCTTTGAACCGCTAAACGTTAGCACCTTTTCAATGTTGTATTTTTCTTC